GAGACTGAAGGTTTCAATCTTACTAAAGTTAATCCAGCTTATACAAGCCAAACCTGCAGCGCGTGTGGTACTGTTGATAAATCAAGCCGGCATGGTGAAGTTTATCAATGTAAAAGTTGTGGTATTGAACTAGATGCAGATACGAATGGTGCTAGGAATATATTACATAGAGGAGTTTATAGTCCCTCTAACCAAGAAAATGGTGTATCGTAACTATACTTGGTATGTTGGTCAATGATATCGTCGAACTTGGACATTACGACTGTGGTTGGGTTTCTTTCTTACCAGCACCTAATACATGTCCTTTAATAGTCTGGGCCAAAGCGGCTAAATCTTCCGCTATTTTGACTAATGTATTAGAATTCTTGCTGATACCTTCAAATGCTGTACCTTCACGGTCAAGAGTATTAAATTGTTTATTTAATGAATTATTATCCATACCATTAACCCATTGAGCGAAACCTTCTAATTTCTCAATCCATTCCTTAGCCTTTTCAACATAACGGGTCTCTAAACCCGGCGCAGATGGTTCTACATTAAAAGTATCTGGTGCCGTACCTGGTTCTAAACTCGCATCAAAAGCCTGTGCATCAGTCATCTGAGCATCAGCATTTGAAACTTCTGGTGGAACTTCTGCTTCTTTTAGAACCTCGAAAAACGTTGTTTCAAATTTTGACATATTATTCTCCTACATCTTTGTTAAAAATATTTATCGCCTTTCCATGGTTTTTTTGATAATTTATTTATAGAAAGAAAGATTTCAAAATTAACTGATATATTAGTGTTAATTAACCGAACTATTTTGAAATTACAAAAAGGGGTTAAAATGAAAGTAGTGTCATTAGTATCGGGTGGTCAGGATTCGGCTGCAGTTACATTAGATATGATTGAAAAATATGGTAAAGATAATGTTATTGGTTTAGGTATTAATTATGGTCAACGTCATTTTTTAAAAGAAAACGAAGCAGCTATTAAGTTCTGTGAACAACTAAATATACCAAGAGAAGTAATTGAAATACCAATTTATCAGATTAATAAGGGTCGATGTTTAACAGATCAAAATGTTAATGTTCCTGATAATATGGTTCGTCAGATTGACACCGTTGTAAATTTTAGAAATACTATATTAACAACATTTGCCGCAGGTTATGCATTACAAAATGGTTTTAACGCCGTTGCTTTAGGTGTTAATGCCGATGATAGACAAAATTATAGAGATTGTAGAAGTATATTTTATAAATTACTTAATATGATACTTCAAGCTGGAATGACCGAACCAAAAAACGGTTCAAATGATATTTCTAAAGATTTAAAGGTTGATATTCTTTATAATGATATCTATATTACAGAAGATAAGCTTGATATTCATTTATTAACTCCTATTATTGATGAATATAAGATTGCAACAGTTAAACGCATATCAAATAAATATGGCGTCGGAATATATAAGAATACATGGTCTTGTTATAACGGCGGTTTAGGACAATATAATGGTAAACAATGTGGTAAGTGTCCATCATGCGTCGAAAGGCGTGATAGTTTTGTTAAGAATGGATTAGTTGACCCGGTTGAATACTATGAATAAAGATTTATATAAACAATATAAAGATATATTATCAAAAGCTTCTGGTGTTGAATATGTTGGTGATGGTTGGTATAAAATTATTAATGACTGTTTAGCACAATTACTAGTAGTTTTAATACCAACTAAAGCTGAAGTTGTTCAAATAAAAGAAAAATTTGGAACATTGCGCATTTATGTTGAATGGAATGGAGATTCTGGAAAAACACCATATGATATAGTAAATAAAGTTATAACTGAAGCTGAAAATAAATCAGCAATAACTTGTGAAGAATGTGGTCAACCAGGAACAATAGATAAATCATTTCCTTGGGTTAAAACATTATGTGACAAATGTAAAGAAGAGCGTGCTAATGAGATGCAACGCAGGAATTAAACCTGAATATTTAACAGATCAGTGGCTTATTGCAAATTAAAACAAAATAAGGATAAAAAATGATTATAAAAGATATTAAATTATATGATGGTGCTATATTGCAAGATAGATTTGCTTATGGTTATTTTAAAGATAAGGTTATGAGAACTGGTAATATTATTGCATTTAGAGCACCAATGAAGGTGGAACAAGAATTTATGGTAGATAGAGAAGATTTGGTTAATAGTGATTTTATTTATAGTGATGATGCAATTAATTTTTGTATCGAGATTCCGGATATAAGTTTATTTGCGGGCGTATGTTTTCAACGATTATTTTGTAGTACAGTTGGTAATATTTTAGCTGAAAAATATCTTAAGTGTAATGTAGAAATTGATGGTGATGATATTTTTGTTTTAAAGGAACATAATCAAGGCGGTATTGTTCAATCAAAGGGTAAGGCAAGTGTTAGTATTGCTAAGCAGGTTAATAATGCAGTATTAATACATCTTGGCATTAACTGTGTTTGTGGTCCGAGGGCACCAGCATTTGCATTTAGTACTAATTTAAACGATGAACAATGTAATCAATTTATGATAGATGGCATTAATTGTTTTTATAGTATGATTCATGATATTTTTGTAGCTACTACAAAGATTGTAAAATAATATGTTACTTTTTGACTTTTTAAAAGATATTAATTATAGAAAAACAGGAGATTTATTAAACTCATTAGAAGCCGAACAAGAATTTAATCCATTCATGATACAACGATTTTTATCAATGAATAAAAAATTAACAGTTTTATTAAACGATACAACTAATAGATTATATAATGTATTAAATGAAAAGAAAGATTGGTATAAATTATTATTAGTATTAGTACCACAAAATAAAAATAAATCGAAATATATAAAAAAAATAAAAAAAGAAAAAGAAATTGATAATGATAAAGTTATTGAATTTATAGCAAAAAATAATGAAATTTCAAAAAAAGAAGTCGAATTATATATAAAAACATTTAATATAGATATATCGCTTTATAAAAAAGGCTTAAAAGATGTCTAAACCAATATTAAAAGTATTCAAAGATGGCGGTAAAGAATGGCGGTTGAATGGTAAATTACATAGAGAGGATGGCCCAGCGGTAGAACGCGCTAATGGTGCTAAAGAATGGTATTTGAATGGTAAGCTTCATAGAGAAAATGCGCCAGCGATAGAATATACAGATGATATAGATGATATAGGTATTGTGATACGTGATTGGTTTTTAAATGGCAAACGTCATAGAGAAGATGGTCCAGCTATTGATGATAGTGACGGTATTAAATGCTGGTATGTAGAAGGTAGAGAGTATGATGAAAAAGAATATCCAAATGCTTTAAGAAAATATTATAGAAAACTTTATCGGCGAGGTGAAATAACAAAAGAAGAAATGTTTATTAAACTTATATAAGGAGAAATATATGGCTATTGGTGATAATAATAATGCTAGAGGGATTGATGATGAGATTCATGGATTACCATCATTAAAGTTAGATGACATGATGGGTACTTCTGTACCTAGTGAGTTTGAATTTGATGCTGTTTTTGGTGATATTATTATGTGTGAGATTATTGATGAAAACGAGCATGGTGAGGTTATACGTGATGGTATTTGGGTAAAGCAAGATATTACAAAGAAACTTTGGCGTCGCGGTCGTGTTATATTAAAGGGTCCAAAGTGTATTGAACTTGAAGTTGGTGATGAAGTTGCTTATCCAAGCGATCGAGGTATACCCATGGTTTCAAGCAATCGAAAGAAGTATATTTTCTTAAATATGGAACGATTGTTTGGTAAACTTAAGAAATCAAAGTAAATAATTGAAATGAGATTATCTTACCAAGGTTTAAGGTTGCTTTTGCATGATTATTTAGTTGAACTAACTTTCATGCGAAAGCGCCCTAAATTAAATTATCCACCACATAGGCGAATATTATGCACTAATAATGCAATGTTATTAAATTCAATACCAGGTAAAATAACATTAAAATTTCATCAACCGACAAAACATTTAAGTTATGATCCGAGACGATATTTTATTGTACCAGTATGGGATATATTTTGGCAAGATTATAGAATGATTAATGTAAAGGATCATGATATTGTAGGCATGATGCCGTTAAAATCTGAAGAAGATATTCAAAAGTTTTGGATGTTTTTTAATGATTTATTAAATACAATGTCAGCTCAAGATAAAATTAAGTTTACAAAATCTCAATTAGCGATGCCACCATTGAAAGAAAGAAAATGATGAATATAGATAACGAACTTGATAATATATTAAAAAATTTATTACAAAAAACTATTGTTATTTATTTGAAAAATAAACAATATAAAACAGGTAAATTAATACTTTATAAATTGACTCATTATTTTCTTGAATTAACTCTTAAGAATTTAGAAAGCAGTAAACTTAAAAAAGTAGAAATACCATATCCTTTCGCGTTTGAATATTGGAAAAATGATAATATACTATATTTTGATTATAGATTAAAAAATATTTCAAAGAATGATGATGTGTTATTAGGAAAGATATTAAAAATGACTAGAGTTGGTGATAATAAGTTCTATAATTCAATATTAGAAATCGAAATTAAGGAGTAAATATGGATAAGAAAATAAGATGGGTTTTTAGTGTTATTACTGGTCAAGTTTTTTCAATAGAAGAAGATGAACTTAAGAATTTAACAGAAGGTCAAATACCTTTAAAAGATAAACCAGGTAATTGTAGAAAATGTTATGGTAGAATGCATGTTGGTTTTGAAGTTTATAAGAAATATTATATTATTTGTCCTAGATGTGCTAGAAAGTATATCGACGAAGCTGCAATTAAAGATGATAATATTGTAGTACATACACCTAAGACAACTAACGAAATGGTATTTAATGAAAATATCCCAGCTGCTTGACCATTTTCCTAAAGAATATACACCACGCCAACATCAAATTGATATTGTAAAACAAATTGAAGAAGCTGTTAATGGTGGTGTTAAGTTTATTATACTTCAAGCACCAACAGGTTCTGGAAAATCAATGTTTTCGGCGACAATATCAAATTATAGTAAAGGACCTACAGACAATTTTGAGCAACTAATTAATGAAAATAAGGTCTTTCAAAAGGATAATTATGGTGGTTATAAATATGAAAAGGAAGTAAGTCAAGAACTTCCTTTCGGAACCACGACATTAACTATTACAAAAACATTACAAAATCAATATTGTACATTGTTTAATAATGCTTCATTATTAAAAGGTAAACAAAATTATAGTTGTAATATAGATAATAATTTTAATGCAGATATAGCACCATGTTCTTTTTCATATAATCAATATAAAATATGTGAAAGTGGCAATATTTGTGAATATCTTAATCAAAGAAATAAAACAATAAAATCAAAGTTTAATATTTATAATTATAATATGTTTTTAAGTTTACCAGATTTTATTAAACGCAGAGAATTTTTAATTTGTGATGAAGCATCAGAAATAGAAGATGAATTAATAAGTTTCTTTTCTATTAATATTAATTATAAACATTTAGATTCATTTGATATTGATTATAAGAAAGTTATAACAGATGATAATAATGTTTGTTATGGTTGGTTATCAGATTTAAAAAGCAAGCTAAATGATAATATTGAGAAGTTAACTAAGATTTTAGAAAAATCTAAAGTAAAAACATCTTCACATGAATTAGTGAAACTACGCCAATGTAAAAATTTATTCGAACAAATAAGTAAAGTATTGGATAATTGGCATAGTTCCGAATATATTACAGAATATGGTGGTGAACAAGTACAATTTACACCATTATATGCTAGTTCATTATCAAAACATTTATTTGATTTTGCCGAAGTTATTATTTTAATGTCAGCAACTATTATTGATCATAAAACTTTTACGAAAACATTAGGTATTAATAACTATAGATATATAGAAGCGGATTCAGTTTTTGATAGTAAAAAGGCACCAATATATTGTCCAGGTAAGTATAAACTAAATTATAGTAATATTGATACTAATTTACCAAAAGTTATAGAACAAATAGTTTCTATATGTGATCATTACAAAGGCAAAAGTGGTATTATACATACTCACAATTTTAGAATTAATGAAGCAATACGCAAGAAGGTTAAGAAAGATAAGCGATTTTTATTTAGAATGGCTGGTTTTACTAATGAACAAGTTCTAGAAGAGCATTTTGAAAGAGGAAAAGGTTCTATTATAGTATCACCAAGTATGAGTTATGGTGTAGATTTGGCGGGAGAGCATGGTGAATTTCAAATTGTTGTTAAATTACCATATCTACCATTAGGATCAAAAAGAATTAAGATTTTGATTGAAAAAAATTCGGATTGGTATAAAATGAAAATGTTAGTTAATCTAATTCAGATGTCTGGTAGAATTATAAGAAGTGTCAATGATACAGGAGAAACTTATATATTAGATGGTGATGCTGTTAGAATTTTAAAAGAAAATTGGAATATATTGCCTAAATGGTTTGTTAGTAGGTTAGTTTAATGTATAAATTTGATAAAAAATTAATTTTAGTTGTTGGTAATATTGGTTCTGGTAAAAGTACTTATATTAAAACAAGAAATGATTGTATTGTAGTTTCTAGAGATTCTTTAAGATACATGTTTGGTAATGGTTCTTATATTTTTGACAAAAAGTTAGAACCAGCTGTACATGCAGGTACTGTAACTATTGTAGAAGAATTAATGCAATCTGGTGTTAATATTATTCTTGACGAAGTTAATGTATCAAAACGATTAAGATTTTATTATGTAAATTTAGCGAACCAATATGGTTATACTAAAGAAGCTATAATTTTACCAAAATTAGATAAAGAAACATCTCTTAATCGAAGAATGCAGAATCCACATGGCCATCTTAATAGAGAAAAATGGGCTGAAGTTTGGGACATGTTTGATAAATTATACGAAGAACCAATTAAAGAAGAGGGGTTTGATGTGATCGTGCGATTAAATATTTGAAATGAAATTACAACCATATTTTAAAGAAATTAGAACCTTAATAGCACAATTTGCTGACGCATTTAACGATGTTATTATTAATAGATATAATAATACTGATACAATTGAAGATAAAATACATGTAAATTATTATTATGCACCAAAACAGCGTGTGCTGCAAGATTTGGTTAATAAAACTCAAGCAATACAAATTCCATGCATATCAATGCAAATTAATAGTGTACAGCGCGATATTAATAGAGTTTTTAATAAAATACAAGGTCCTTTATATTCTTTAACAACACCACAATCTAGTTTTGAACAACCTTTACAACCTGTACCTGTTAATATTGGAGTTAATGTATCTATTATTACAAGGTTCCAAGCCGATTTAGATCAAATATTATCAAATTTTATACCATATTGTGATCCTTATATTGTTGTAAGTTGGAAAATGCCATCTACCAATTTAGAAATACGTTCTCATATTCAATGGAGTGGAAGTATTAATATTAACCAACCTGTTGATATTTCACATTCTCAAGCATATAGACATATTGCAGATACCCAATTTACTATTGAAGGTTGGTTATTTAAACAACCAAAAGGACCTGTTGGTAAGATTTATTATATTGATACTTCATTTACTAGTGTTTGTTCTATTAATGATTATGATATTCTTAAAACATTGGAAGACGAATGGAATACTGAAACATTTATTATATCTGCTAGACCACAAGTTACTGAATGTAATCCTTATATTACTATTACTAATACACCAAATGTTGAATTTATATTAAATGGTAAGATGTTTGATTACGTAACAAATCTTTACGTTAGTGGATCACCTTTAGTATTTGAAATTTTAGCATCAGGTTTACCATTAAGTGCGTCGTATGATAAATATGTAGCATATCATGACCCATTTGTTAGTACAAAATTATCAGGAATGTATCCAGGATTTTCGGGTATTGAATTATCTGCGTGGAATATTGTAAATGATCATATGATTAATTTTACAATGCCTAGCGCATTAAGTGTAGGTTATATTGATGTTATTGCTTTAAATGAAGCAGGTTATGGTAAATTAACAATAGATGCATGGAGACCAACATTAAATCCATATCCTTCATCGTTACCAGATTATTATACATATGAACAATGGCAACATCCGTCAGTTTCCGGTATAAAAATTTATAATTTATAATAAATATTTTCATAATAAAAGGTTAATATGGATACAAATAGAACATTTACACAATTATTATTAGCAAAAGTACCATACGCATGGCGCATACTTAATAATATTTCAGAATTAAATCCTAAATATCAACAATTTAATGATTTAGTCTCAAGTAGAGATGAAAGATTATTACATCAATCTGTAACAACAGTTCCACCAATTGATGAATCTGGTATTGGTGGTATAATGATTAATAAAGATTACCATCAATATATGTATGCTGGTGTTGATATTGATAAG